AGTGGTGGGCGGTCGCGCCGGACGTGATGGCCCCGGTCGGGTTGGCGGTGTACCCCGCCCCGGTGCTTCCCTCGAACGCCGCATAGATCGACCAATCGCCGTCGCTCTCGTAGGTCGCCAGCGCGGTGATCTTTGATGCAGGACCGGAAAGGTCGAAGTCCACCGAGGCCAGAAGCGCCGCAGTCGTGGTCGGGTCGTACAGCCTGGTCCTGCCGCCCCACTGAGGCGTGCGAACGTACCACATCTGCGTGCCGCGCCCGATCCACAGGGCGTTGCCGGTCCAGCAATGGCCCGTCGTGGCGACGTTATTCTGGCTGGACGTGTCCTCCCCGCTTGGCGCGATGATCTTCGACCCAACGACATCGCCGCGGGCGAGGTCGATGAACACCATCAGCGTTCGATTCTGGCTGCCCGACGAGCACGCAAACGCGAACACGGCGAGCGTTCCGTCCGGCGACACGTCGCACCAGGTCGCGGTCGTCGTCAGCCCTGCAACGCCGGTCGAGAGTGTTTGCGCGGCCTCGGCGCCAGCCCGAAGCACCCCGGACGCATACACCTTGGCCGCGTCCAAGAGCGTGTGCGAGTCGGTCGCCACAATGCCGACGTTCATGCTCAGGAGCGTGGCCGTCTTGCCCGCCGCGTTGTCGATCGTCAGCGGCGTGCTTTGTCCGAGCGAGTAGCCCGTGACCGCCGAGGCCCGGCTGATCGCCCTGAGAACACGAATGCGACGATTGCCGTCCTTGCCGAGCCGCTGCGGGAACAACTTGCGGAGTCCGTAGCGCTTGGAGATTCGACCGCGGTTGGTACCCGGCTCCGACGGCACGAAGTTCACCATGCCACCGGGCTGGGCCATGCCCGCGGGTGTGGCGCTGAACGGTGTCGCGTCGGTGATCCCATTGATCGGCAGGGGGATTTCTGGCATGGTTTCGCCCTATGAAAAAAGCCGCCCGGAGGAGGTGTCCGGGCGGCTCTGGCGCATGAACGCGGCGGCGGCCCGCGTGGTGAATCAGTTGCCGAAGATGGCCGAATCGCTCGACCGCAGTTCGCGGCGATGGATGCTCATGTTGGTGTGCCACCGGAGCGAAGTGCCGACAAGTTCGACCTTCAGGTCAGTGGTGCCGACCGTCGCGTCGGGTCCAAGTTCGAGCACAAGCACGTCGCACGGCTTGATGCCCTGATTGCCCAGGTTGAACTCGTAGGCGATGATGTTGCTCATGTCGGTGGTGGCGGCAGCGGCAAGACGGCGCTTGACCGCCGTGGCACTTGTCAGCGCCGTGTCACCAACGAGCGTCGGCGTGAACCCAACCAGCGCCGAGGGTGCCGCGGGGGTCGTGGTCGCAGCCAACGCCGGGTTGGCCTGGCCGGGAGTGAGGATGCGGCTCACGCACTGCATGTTGAGGGTCGCATTCTCGGTGTCGTCGGTGTCGTCCTTGCGGATGAGCGCGATGAGGCGAAGGTCATCGACGTTGGGGTCGTACTGGCCGGGCACGATCAGGCTCGTGCGGATCAAATCGGTGGCTGCGGCATCCTGACGCCACAGGATCGCCGGAATGCTCGTGCCAATCAGCGCGCGGTACGGCGTCGCGCCGGCCGACGTGCCGAGAGCGGCTTCGGTTGCGGTTCGCCAGTCGCCGAGCGGGATCGGACGATCGACGGGGAACCCGCCATTGGAGTACCCACCCTTCACCATCGGCTCAAAGGCCACTTCAAGGCCAGGGGCGGACGGTGCGGTTTTGGGGTATCCGGTGCCGATGCTGCCGGGTGAGGTGGTCGCCATTGGTCATTCTCCAGTTCAACTCGTGACGTAGTTCACAACCACGCCGCTCGCGCGGCGTCCCTGCGGCCGGTAGACCGGGAGGGCCGAAACACCGGGGTCATGGACGGGTCCAACCACCCGCGGGGAGAGGTCTTTGTCCATTGCGATCGACGCATCCAGTTTCGACGCCGCGTCTTGCGCGTACCTTCCAAACTGGTCAGCCTGCGAGGCATCGCGCCGCGCCCACTCCGCCAGCGCGAACGCGCGGAGCGTCGAGTCGTGCTGCGCGCCGCAGATGTGCCGCTCGTCGGTCTGCACAAGCGGACGCTGCACAAGCCTGAACTGCGCGCGAATCCACGCAACTGCCGTCGGCTTGGGGGCGACGATCACTTCCCACGCCGCACCCTCGGCGTTCCCCTCCGGGGCTTCGATCGGTCGGCAGGCAGCCATGAACGGGTAGCCCGCAGAGCCGGAAGCCGCCGACGAAGCGAGGAACGCTTGAACGCGGTGCGAGGTCGTGTCCTCGATCGTTCGCCACGTCGAGCGACCGTCGATCGTCAGCACCCATGCGTGCTTCGGGCGCGAGCAGACGCCAGCCGGGAGCCGGTAGCGGGTCTCGTCGCCGTCGATGTTGTGCGGGCCGGTTCCGTCCGGGTTCAACTCGATCTCGACCATGCGGTCGAGGAAGTTCCAGCCGGTGTACGGGCGGCGCGGGCGGACCATCGGGTCAACGCCGGCGACAAACGCTTCGTAGCCCCGGTTCCACGCTCGTTTGAGCATGTCCAGGCGTGCCGCGTCCGTCGGGATTCGCGGGGCAATCGCATTCCCTGAGTCGTCCACCAGTTCGGCGACCCCGACCGCTTCAGCCAGGTCGAGCAGGTGGTCGCCGAAGGTGAGGCCGGATTGGTCGAGCAGGTCTGGCAAATGCGGGGGCGACGGCATGCGCCGTACCCCCCCGCGGATGTGGGGGCTTGTGGGCGGCCTTTCAGCCGCGGATCAGATGTTCGACGGCTGGGCCGAGCCGAGCCGCACGTTCTTGACGGCCGCCGTGGACGACGTGTCGGCAGTCTGCATCGCCAGCGCCTTGCCCAGCGTGAGCGCCTTGAAGCAGACGTTGACACCAGCCGCCAGCGTGGCCGTCGCGTTCTGAAGCACGACCAACTGGGCGCGAATCGCGGCCAGCGTGGTGGTGACTTCCTTGAAGTTGTTGTTGAGTGTGGTCTGGTTGAACGCACCGCCCACGTCGTCAACCGTCGCGTCGGCGGTGCCAACGGCGTGCGTCAGCGCGGTGGGAAGGGTCTGCGCCGCCAGGGTGGTGCTGACGGTGCCGCCGGACGAATCGGTCAGGGACGCCGCAGTCACGCCAGCGCCGCCAAGGCCAAGGGCCGTGCCGAGCGTCTGCAAAGCGCACGACGCGTTGGCAAGGCCGAGGATCGTCACGCCCGCCGTGGCGTTCGCCTTCACCGAGGCCGAGACCATCTCGGAGCACTCGATGCCCACGAAGTCCTGCGGGTAGAAGGTGTTGGTTCCGTCGCTGTACGTGCCAACCTTGGGCTGCTTGAGCGCGACGACGACCAGCGCCTGCTCGTGCAGGTACGAGGTCTGAGGCTGCGTGAAGTCGAAGCCGAGGCCGGTGTCCTGACCGTTGGGGTCGCGGATCAGCACGTCGCCGACGGCCAGACGGCCAGCGGTGCCGCCGGTGCCGCTGGTGATCGCGGTGCGGCTGCTGGCGGTTGCGTTGATGTTGAGGCCGGTGAAGTACGCATCGCGCGTCCGCACGGGGCCGAAACCGTAAAGTCCTACTGAGCCAGGCATGGGTGTCTCCCGGAATGGAGTGCGTTTGGGTCGAAGTCAGCCGGTCGGGCCGGCGTGCGGACAGGGGATTACCAAGCGGTGTGGCCGCAGAAGTTGCGGCGGGGGTCGTCGCAGCAGATCGCGTACTCGCTGTCGTACCAGACGTTGATGATGCGGTGGTTGTTGGGATCGCGCAGCGGCTCGTCCTCGACCATCCAGCGACCGCGCAGCACCACAACCTTCGTGACGCTGTGGTCGATGCCGATGACCGGGGTGTTGGACACGCCGTCGAGAACGGGCGTGCTCACGGTGTCCACCGGGCCGTAGGGCAGGTCGCCCCAGAACGGCGAGGCGTTGCCCTCGCGGTCGTCCGGGCCGGAGTTGACGAGTTCCTGATACTGCTCGCCGCTGGTCTGATTCCAGTAGACCTTGAACTGGTTGAACCGCTGTTCCTTGGGGTCCTTGAAGGTGCCCATCTTGGGCGGACGCCAGTTGACGCGGTTGATCGCGGTGCGGAGTTGGCGGAGGAAGGTGCTGTTGACCACGCCGTCATGCGTCCACGCCCAGTTGCGGAGCCGGTTGAACTTCGCGGTGCTGGCGGTGATGCCGCCGACGCTGGCCGTGCTGGTGCCGTCCTGGTACTGCGAGTACACGCCGTTGAAGCCGCCGACCGAATCGGACGTGCCGGTGGCGAGCATGCGCGCGTGGAAGAGAAGCCCTTGCGGGTTGAGGTCGTCGGTCGAGGCGTCGGGCGAGATCATGCCGCGACGCTCGAAGTAGTTGGCGATGTCCTCCCACATGGCCGAGCGGCGGGTCGTCACGAGATCGACGATCTGAGCCGAACCCTTGTTGCGGGCCACCTCGCTGACCTCGTAGATCATGCCCGCTTCGTGCATGACCCACGGCCAGGTGAGTGTCTGCATCACGTCCTTGGCGATGAGCGAACCGGGGGCGTAGAGGCGCGTGCCGCGGGCGTTCTCGATCACGTCCACGCGGATGCGCTTCTGACGGCCAGTCGCACCGCCGTCGGCGGGCAGTTTGTCGCCCTGGAACAGACCCTCGCAGACGGGGTACCGCTGGTACGCGAACGTCTCGGTGAAGGACTGCCGGTCGAGGTTGTCCAGCGTGGTCTTGATGAGGTCGATGGCGGTCGTGGTGTTGATGACGCCAGCGCCCGCTGTGGTGATCCCAAGTGCCATGTGAGTGCTCCCAGATGTCCCCACATCCGCGAAGTCTCACAGTCGATGTTGTCGAACCCGATCAGGCGTCGGGGTCGGAAATGCCCAGGTCTTTCAACTTCGCCGCCACGGCGGACTGAGCCGCCGCCGGGCTTCGATTCGGAGTCTGCCGTGTCGTGTTCGACGAACGCCGCGGGACCGCCCCAACGGCGCGGTTGCGCTGCGTGAGTTGCTTCTGAACGTCCTGCCTCGCCTGCTTGTTGGCGATCTGCTGCGTGGTCTGCTTGCCGCCGCCGGTGCTGCGGACGATCTCGGCGGCCATCGTCAGGGCGCGAGCGCCGGAGATGGGCTTGCCGGCGTTCTTGGCCTTGGACCAGATGGTCTCGGCGGTCGTGCGGACGGCTTCGCGGTTGGCGGTCTGCTCGCGGTTGAGATCGTCGAACGAGTCGCCGAACATCGGGTCGCTCATCCGGTCAATGACGGCATCGACGCGGGTGAGGTACTGCTCCTGCCGCAGCGTTTCGGCGTACTGGACGATCTTCGAGAACTGCTGGGGGATGTGCTCTTGCAGGGCCTTGACCATCGGCGCGATGGCCTTGTCGTAGGCGTGATCGCCGAGAATGGCCTTGACCTCTTCCAGCGCCTCGGGATCGAGTTGGAACGCACTGGCCGCAGAATCAGCCTTGGTCTCGGGCTTCTGTTCTGCTTTGGGTTCAGGCTCCGCCTTGGTCTTGGGGGTTTCCTGCGCCTTCGGTTCGTCGGCGGGAGTCTCGTTGCCCGAGAACTCGCCGAGTTGTTCCTCGGCCATCTCGCTGAGGATGGCGAACGCTTCGCTGCCGCGCTTGAGCGCCGACTGCACCTTGGCCTTGCCGAACACGGCCTCGGCGCGGCGCACGGCTTCGGCGTTCATCTCGCCTTCGTCGGCCTTGCCGTCCTGGTCGTCGTCAGCCTTGGCAACCTCGGTGCCGATGATCGGTTCGCTGCCGTCGTCGATCTCGTCGGCGGGTTCGCTGGCGGTCTGGCCTTCGTCCTTCGGCTCATCATCAGCCTTGTTGCTCGGCGTCCACGCGCGAGTGCCAGCCATCGACTCGCTGCCAGCGCTGCCGGTCGTTGCGGCGCGCTCGACGGGCGACTCGGCCGACGAATCGGTCGTGCCGCCGGCGGCGTCTGCAATCACGCTTGCGGAAGGTGCGAGACGGATGCGGAAGAGGCTGAGTGCTCCAGTCATGCACAACTACACGCGCACCGTGTTCGGCGCGTCAAGTGCAGTCAACGCTTGCGTCTGGTCAGGTGCCTCGGGTCGCGCGGACCAGTGCGCGGCGAACGGTTCGGCGCAGTCGAACCCGCGATCGGCTCGGCGACCTCGATCATGTTGCCGCGCTTCACCTCGTCGCGCTCCTTCGATTCCACGTCATCGGCGCGCATCTTCTGGCGACGCTTCATCGCCTTCTTCGCCCGCACGTAGTCGCGTTGCTGCTTGCGGTTCTTGAACACCACGCGCCCGTCGGGCTGGATGCACTCGGCCCCGATGCTCCCCATCTCGGCGATGTCATCGGCGACCGAATCCGGGCTGTGCCAGTGCATGACGCTCTCGCCGCGCTCAAACTCCTTTGGAGCCTTGACGCGCATGAGCGTGCGCATCTCGCCGTAGTTCACGCCGATGTTGGCCGACGCGCATTGCGGGCATCGCACGCGCGGAAGATCGACGTGGCTGCCGACGTACTCGAATCGGTGGTTGCAGTCGCAGCAAATCCGCGGGAAGCACGGCATCAGATGATCCTCGCCTTTTTCGCAACTCTCGCGGCGCGTTCCTCGGTGCCGTACCCGTCTCGCAGCGCCTTCTGCCATCCCTTTGTCGCCTGCATCATCGCACCGTTCCCGCTGCCTGGGAACGTCTCCTTGACCGCGCGCCCGGCCCAGAACAGTTCGTAGCCGCGGATCGTCACCTGATACCGGCTGTCGAACCGGACCACGATCCAGGGCGCTCGCATCGAATCGCACGCGCGCTCGTAGCGGTCTACGTCGGTTCGGCGCGCACCGGGACCGGCCAACTCGGCGGGCGACATGGGCTTGCCGTTGGTCAGGATGGTCTCGATGATGCTGCGCTGAAGAGTGGTGAGGACGACGGGCGTTTCACTCATGCCAAAAAGCATACCCCATCTTCACACCGTTGTCATTGCACGGGCCGGTTCATCTGCCGCAAACCGCGCGGTGTCGCACCGGGCATCGGCTTCATCGCGGCTGGCGCGCCGCCCATCGGCGGAGCCATGCCCATACTCGGCTGCTGCATCTGGGCCTGCTGCATCTGCTGCATCACGGCCTGCACGACACGCTCGATCTCGGGCTGTGCGAGCGTCTGCGTGCCAGGCTGGGCCAGCATCGGGGCCTGCGCGTTGGCCTTGGCCAGCCACGAATCCGCCTCGGCGTCGGCGATCAGGCGCTCGATTGCCAGCGTCGCGTCGTTGATGATGTCATCGGGGTTGTCGATGCCGTACTTGGGGGCCAGTTCCTCGACCACGCCGCGAAGTTTCAGGAGCGGTTGACCCGTTGCGGGGTTCGGCAGGAACATCGGCATCAACTGCCCAAGCACCGACATGAACTCCACCAGCCTCCGGGCCTGCATGTTGGGGTCGTTTCCAGCATCGGACGTGAGGCGAGTCTGGTACTGGAAGTCCGCCGGCTCGCCCTGTCGGTTGGCCGCCGAGTAATCGAGGCTCACGCTGCCGACGCCGGGAATGTTGACGGGAACGGCATGGTTGGCTGCCGGATCGGTCTGGTAGTACCACGCCCACTTGCGGATCACGTTGCAGATGAGCGCGTTGACCTTGGTGCCCATCCGCGTTGTGCGCGCTCCGGCGCGGGCGTTGAGGATTTCTTCCTGCCCGAGCGTGTCGGTCTGCTGGGCCGTGCCTGAAAGCAACGCCGGGTTGCCCGCCAAGTCCTGAAAGCCCTTCATGGCGATGCCCAGAATCTCGGGCACGTCCTTGGCCACCATGTCGAGGTTGAGAACCTTGACCTTCTCGATGTTGTCCACCTTGACGGCGGCACCATCGGCAGACTCGGCGACCGCGGCGGCATCTTCTTCTGCGCCGCCCTCATACACCAGGTTGCTCTTGCTCCGCTCGCCACCTTCGAGCGCCTTGCGGGCCAGCACATCGGCGAACTCGGCGATGTCGCGGATGTTGCTGGCCGGGGACAAGCCGGGGAGGTTGGCGGGCACCTTGTTGAAGATCAGGAAGTCGTAGGGTCCGCCGTCCGGGCCGTAGTACTGCTCGAACCGCAGCCACCGCGCCGGTCCCTTGTCGCGGGGTGTGACAGTCGCCTCGAATCGCTGACCGTGCCAGTTGATGACGACGTTCCACAGTTCAATCGTGCCAAACAGAGGGTCCTTGCGGTCAGCGCCGGAAGTGCTCAGGGCTTCGCTGCGAGTGACCGTGTTGTCGCCTTCCTCGTCCTCAAACGTTGGCAGGCGCTCGATCACGTCTTTCGCCTGGGCGAACGCGGGTGATTCGAGCAGCCATTCGCGCGGCACGCGGTACTTGTGCGCGACCCACAGGGCCTTGCGCACGTCCTTGGCGTTGGGGTCGATCGCCATTGCGTCAAACTCGATGTGTTCGCTGAACGGTTCGCCGGGGTCCACGTCGCCGGCGTCGGTGGCGATGACGCGGTTGCCGACCTCCATGCCGGTGTAGATCGCGGCGAACGGCGAGAAGAGCGCATCAAGCACGGCAGGCTCGAAGATTTCTTCGATGGCGTCCTGCTCGCGCATGTTGTTGTTGACGAGCGCTTCGAGTTTGCGGGCCTCGCCGTCCAGCCCGGCGCGCATCGGCTTCAGGTAGGGCCGGAAGCCCTGCGGCACGATGAGCGGCAGGTAGGCGTGGATCGCCTGCGCGATCATGTTGATCGGTCGCATCAGACGGGCTTCGGCACGCTTGCCGTACCAGCGGCCGACGTAGTAGTCGATGTGGTCTCGGCGGTTCTCGCGGTCGTCTTTGAGGCGTCGGAACCCCATCTCGATCGCGTCCTGCATGGACTTGGCCGAGACGGATCGGCCGCCCATCTGCGGCGCGGCAATCGCCACGGGCACGGCGGCCTCCGCGGGCGACGATGCGCGCGGTGCGGACTTGGAGCGCATGGCGGATGCGATCTGGCTCATGCCAGACGCTACGGGATCATGGTTCGGCGCGGCGAGCGCTCACGACGCAGTAGTGGACGACGCCGCTTACCCATTGAGAGGCTACAACCTCTTCGCCCCTGAGTGCCAGCACCACAACAACGCGCAGGTTTGGGTCTTTGATGTCGGATTCTCGAACGATGTGGGCCGTTCCGCCGCGCCTGGCGACGAGGACGGCTCCGAGGGGAACGCGACCGGCCCGATTGACGAGTCGAATGGCCCTCATGCTGTCCTCCTAGCCATCGCAAACTCGCCCTCGACACAGTGCGTCGGCATCCGCGCGCAATCCTCAATGCTCGCGCTGGGCGGGAAGATCGACACGCCGGCCCACACGATGCGGTTCGCACCATCAAGCGGGCACCGCTCCATCGGCCCATCGACGACGCGGGCGTTCAGGTCGTCCCACGTCTCCTGACGCGCGACGCGGCACACGACGGTCGATCGCCGATCACGCGGGATGCTGCGGATTGCGGACTCGATCGCGTTGAGGACGGCGAGCGTGGTCATGTTGATAAACACGATAGACCTGGAGCGTGTACCAGTCTGTCGGCGACGGGGTGTGAAATCCGAACAACATGGAGCGAGTGGTGTCGAGGCCGGTCAGCAGGCGCTCCAGCGTGATTTCTCCGAGTGCGTATGAAACAATCTCATCGACCACACGCTACCTCCTGCCCCGCGCCTTTCTTTGGGTCGCCAGTTCACGCGTATGTTCCACATACACGGCGTAAGCCGCTTGCAACGCCAGATCGCACGCCTTTCTCAGTTTTTTGGTATTGAACCGTGGGTGGCGGTACAGACACGAAAGAATATCCATCGCAAGCGAAGCTCTTTCCGTCGCTTCGTGCTCAATGAGCATCTGCTGTTTCGCTGTTCGCTTCACTGGAGCCTACCTCCTGCCCCGCGCCTTGGCCTTCTCGCGCTCTGCCGCCTTCTGCTTCCTCCACCCAAAAGAGTACGCGGGCGGCTGGTGCGGTTCGATCTTCATCCGCGGGGAGTGCTCGCGCCCAAGGTCGGCCAGCATGTCCGCGATCACGATGTCGCCGTGCTCGCCGCGCTGGTCCTCGCTCAACTCGCTCTCGCCCGAAGGCCCACACCCGCCCTTGTCGTACACGATGTACGTCGCGGCCTGGTCGAGCGAGTAGGCGTCGGGGTTGATGAACCGCCGCGAGTTGAGGTTGCCCGCGTACTCGCGCAACTGCTCGCGCTTCGACTGGCGCGACGAGTGCCAGCCGATCTTGTCGCTTGACCCGTCGCCGACCTTCAGCGGGTTGTCGTGCGAGTAGAGCCGCGAGTAGGCGAGTTTCCGAAGCCGAATCAGCGTGTTCCCGCCAGGCCCGTTGCTCTCGACCACCAGCAGGGGCACGCCGGATCGCCCACCGATCCAGTGCGCCGCCACCCACAGCATCTCGGCGTACTCGCGCGGGTCCATCCAGTTGAACGAGAACCGCCCCACCTTCCAGCCCGTGTCGGCATCGACCACGCTGGCCGCGCTGGGCGAGGCGCCGGAGCCGGTGCCCACGTCCGCGCCGATCGCGTACGAATGCCGCTGGTCGGGCCTGGGCCTGCCCTTCTCGTCGGGCACAAGCGAACCCCACCACAACCACTCGCCGTCATCCGCGGCCTGCCATTCTGCCTTGTCGAGCGGCCACAGCACGGGCGAGAGATCGCGGTCCACCTTGACCGATGACGGCAGCGCGATCCGACCGCGCACGCGGGGAAGATGCCCGTACGCGCCCTTGTGCACCGACAGGTCCACGGGGTCGAAGATGGCCGAGCCAGCCCCGCGGCGGTCCATGTCCAGGTTCTCGGCCACGTCCACCGAGTCACGCTTGGCCGACTCAGCCTCGTACCAGTTCGATGTGACGCGAATCTTGCCGTCGCGGCCCGTCACCCAGCGCCGGCCCTCGCCCTTGACGGGGTGGTCCCACCACGGCATCTGCACGACCTCGTAGCGTCCGCTGCCGAGCATCTGGCTGGTGAAGTAGGAGCCTGCGCGGTTGGTGGAGTTGAAGATGCGGAACGGCACGGTGTCGCTGGTGTTGGCGACGATCTTGCGCAGGATGTCGATGGCGGCGGCCTCATCAACAAACAGGCCGGTGCGGCGGTCGCCCACGCCGGCGTACGAGTTGGTCGATTCGCCCGAGATGACCGAGCCGGTGTGCGGGAATCGAAAGTGCCTCTCGCGCTTCTCGATTTCCGGTCGCATCCACTCGGGCATGTGGTCGATGATGAACTCGATCTTGCTGAACAGGGCCTTTTGATCGCCCGGAAGCCAGACTTCCTCTTCCTTGCGGCTGATGACGAGCCAGTTTGCTCCCTTGCTGAACACGCACTGCCAGGCGATGAAGGCGATGCAGAGCCACGACGCGCCCATGTCGCGTGCCTTCTCGATGCAGATGGCTCGCCCGTCGCGCTGGGCCTGCACGATGCGCCTGTACGCGGCGTCCTGAACGGGCCAAGTAATCATCGGGATCGCAAGCATCCCGTCACCAGAGACGTTGCCCTTGGCCGTCGCCTCGACTACGCGATTGATCCAGCAGAACGTGTTGACCCAGAACAGAAAGTCCTCGGAGCATTTCAGGACAATCCGCTGCGCCATGTCCTCGTCGAGCGATCCGTCCTCACGCCTGGGCGCCGTGTACCAGCGCGCCCGGTGCTTCGCGTTTTCTTCCAGCGTTTTGGGGACGGGTCCGCCGTGCTCAGACACCCACACTCCGCGGGTGTACGTGAGCGGGCTGCCGAGTTGCGGGGCTGCTGCGGTCACTCAGGGGCCGCCTCCTGGGCGGGCGCGGTCGGAACGGGCTTCGAGTTGATCTCCGCCACGATGTCGCGCTCGGGCCGCTGCTGCTTCCGCGCCGCGTCGGCTTGCAGGCCAGCAATCAACTGGAAGATCACGTTTGGCCCGCCAGCGCCGGAGACGACGATGTTGCGACCACACACAATCTCGATGAACCGCACGCTCGCATCCAGCGCCACCTTCTCGTTGTCGCTCTGCGTGAGGTCGAAGATGCGCTTGAACGCCTGCAACGCACGCGGCACGTCGCCCTCGGTCGCAAACTCCACGATCTGGCGCTTGAGCGACTTCGCCGGCAAAGGCGGGCGTCCCTGCATCTTGGTCCGCATTTGAGGCGGTCCAACCAGCGAACGGCGAGCATCATCGCCCTTCTTGAACGGCTTTCCGGGTCCGGGCCTGCCCATACTACAGCATATGGCAGCATTTCACAGGATTTCGCTTGACGCGCCGTCCGCAGGAGTGAAACAGTGCTATGGATCGGTTGGTGTTCTGGTGTTCCGAAGCCCCTCGTGGCGCTTTCGGAGAGCACAAGGCCGATCAACCCGCATTGATGTTTGCACGCTGGGCGGTGCAGCCTGTCGCCGCGGAACCGAGTCCGTTGACGGTGAAGTACAGCCCGATCTTCTGGTAGCCCCGCGCGTCAAACTCGAAGAACGCTGGTTCGTTGTCGGCTGAGGCGGCTTGCACGAACTTCGTGTTCGGCGATGGCAGCCGATCGGTGGTCGCGGTGAGTGTGTCGCAGTAGCGCCACTGGCTGCCGCTGCTGCTGTTGAGGATGCCCGCGTCGATGGGCGTGGCGGTGCAGGCTTGGATGGTGCCGACCCAGAAGAGATCGCTGGTCCACTCGCAGGCGTTGGGCGGGAACGTGGCGGGAATCTGGCCCTTGGAGTCGAAGGCTTGCCGCCAAGCGCGGATGTAGAGCGTGGCCTGGCAGTTGTCGGCCCCCAGCAGGATCGGCCGAATCTGCTCCAGCCCGCCCTCGGTCTCGAAGATGAACACGCCGGTGGTGACGCTCGGCTGCGGGCCTTGCGCCGAGATCATGTCGGCGGGTCGCGTGAGAGCGCCGGAGGCTGGAACGCCGGTGTTGTCGCTGACGTACTGCCACGCTTCGCGGTTGGTGATGGGCTTGGTGTACGCCCCGAAGTTGCGGAGCCGCGCGGCGATGCTCTGTGCGACGGAAGTGATGGCCATGAGTGTTCTCCGGTGTGACGGAGAACGCTACCGCGCGGGTGTTCGGCGCGTCGAATCACTCGCTGAGGTGCAGTCCGTTGTCGCCGCCGGCCTTGCCGTTGAGTCGGGCGGCTCGCGTGTCCGCGTCGAGCGGCGGCTTGGCGAGCGCTCTTTTCACGAAGTCTGCGGCGTTGAGGATTTCGACGAGCGCGACATTCGCCTGTGCGTTGAGCGCTTCGGAGTGCTCTTTGAGTTGTGCGGGCGAGGGAGGCTGAGGCCCGAACGCGGTGGACAGTTCGGGATGCGCGGCGCGGGCCGCAAGTTCGCGCGATTCGACGGCGGCCTCGCGCATGCGGCGGCCGCGCGTTTCGAAGATCGTGGCGAGGTGGAGGATGTCGTGATAGGCGAGTCCCATGTTGCACGAGTCTAGCCTTGTGCGTGATGACGAGTCGCCGATGTCTGCGGGCGCTGGAGCGGCTTGATGCCGCGGCGGTGTGCCAGGTCATCGCTGAACATGCGGACAGGCCGTACACGAGGCACGCGGCGATGCGCGGGGCGGCGCGGGTGATGGGGCTGTACCGGGTGGAGTTGCGGGGCGGCCAGGAGCCACACTGGTACGCGCTGGGGTGCGTGGTGAGGCTGGCGGCGAGCGAAGGCGGGCGCGTGCGGGCCGTCATGGTGACGCTGGACGCTCGCGGCTGGAAGTGCTGGGGCGTGAGGCGACTGCCACCGGCACATGCACGGCACAATCCACTGTCACAACCCGTCACGATCGAACGTGCTCTGTGAGAACTTCGTCAACAAAGAGAGGCCGCGCTGCGTCAACCCGGCCTCGTCTATCAGGATTGCAAGCCGCTCTCCTGGCTGTAGCATCGTCGAAAACTGTACCGGTCATGCCGAAAGTTTCAGCCTTGCAGGCCAATGATGCCGCACATACCGAAAAAATGCAACAAATCCGCTTGACGATTCCGCAAATGCCGATACATTCGTGGCATGACTGTATCAATCGGCACAATTGCATTCGGGACGGCGGAGGCGGCGAAGCGGCTTTCGTGCTCTGAGCGGATGGTGCGGAACATGGTGAAGGACGGAAGGCTGGGGCATTTCAAGATCGGCGAGGACTACCGCTTTACCGACAAGCACATCGCCGCCTACATCGCCGCGCACACCGTCAAGCCCGCCCCCGCGATCGACACCGACGTGCAGGGAGGTGAAGGGTGATGCTCTCCACCATCCGCACAGCCTGGCGCACGCTCCGACCCATCACCGACGAGGCCGTCCGCGAACGGCTCGACTCGATGGTCTCGCAGGCTCAGGGGCAGATTCACCATGCCGGATGCTGCGACCCAGACTGCGAAGCGTGCGGTTTGCAGCGGCGCGCTGTGACACAGTGGCTTGTCGAAGCCAAGCCGGCAATCGCGGCGCAGATGCGGGCCGCCCACGCGGCCATGCGCGCCGCACTGATCGACGCTGCTCTCCGCTGGTTCGACCGCGCCGTGCTGGTGGCGGTGCTGGTTCTGCTGGTGTTGAAGTCTTGAACTCTCCTCCTGTTCCGCGCCGTCTCCACGGCGGCGCGGGGCTTTCACCACCGGCTCGTCGCCGGAACCCGCCGCGAGTCGAAATGCCGAGCGGCGGGCTTTCAGGATCACCCATGCTCATCGACATGGCTCAACTCGCGCGGCTCGCCTGGGGCGAGCAGTGCCCGGCTGACAAGGGCCGGGCGCGTGCGGCGGGCCGGCGCTTGCTCCGACCTCTCGGGCTGTCGCCCGTGCGGCTCGGCACGCGCTATGTCGTCGGTGAGGACCAGGCCCGCGTTGCGATCAACAGGCTGCTCAGCCAAGGAGTATCGGATGAACACGGACAACAACGAAGCGAAGAACTCGGCAACATCATCGCCATCCGCGGCATCCTCGCAGGCGGCCTGCGCCGTTGCCCAGGCCATCGGCCGCTCGCCGGATGAACTTGGCACGTCCCGGCTGGCGTCTGGTCTGTCGGTCGCGACCACGGCGGCGCGGACGAACGCGTGCTGTGGCGGAGACTGCACGCACGACGAAACGAACGCCTACCGCGTGGTCGAGACGAGCGGCATGGATCGGATCGTCGGACCCGGCATCAACCCGCTGGCCGCGCACCACATCAGCAACGTGAACACGCTCGCGGCCGTGCTGAATCTCGCCTACGTCTG